TGGAGAAGCTATTACATATCAACTAATAGAGCATAAGAAATATTTTGAACCAATATTAAAATTAATTAAACCTAAACAATAAACAATTATGATACTATCAAACTCAACTCCTCAAAAAAGAGAAATTATTCCTTCAGGTAGCTATCCTGCTAGATGTATTTCTATGATCGACATAGGAAGCATACCAACAGAATGGCAAGGAGAAAAGAAAATGAGAGCTTTAATTAGATTAAAGTTTGAACTACCTACTGTAACCAAAGTGTTTAATCCAGATAAAGGAGAACAACCCTTTGTTATAGAAAGACAATTTACTAAGTCTTTACATGAAAAATCTGCATTAAGACCTTTTTTAGATAATTGGAGGGGTAAAGCCTTAACAGACGAGGAATGTCAAGCTTTTGATTTAAGCAATTTGCTTGGTGCTTCATGTTTGCTTTCTGTTGTTCACAATTCAGTTGGAGACAGAACGTATGCTAATATTGGAGGCATCTCTACATTGCCTGAAGGCTTACAATGTCCTGCTCAATTTAATCACAGCTTCATTTGGGATTATGTAGATAATTATAATGAAGATGCTGTAACCTCTGAAAATACTTTTATACCCTCATGGCTTCAAGAAACAATTAAATCTTCTTCAGAATGGAGAATGAAAAACGGAGTTAATGAAGATGACTTTGTTTCAGATGACAATATAAATAATGAAGAACCTAACGATTTACCTTTTTAATTATGGAAGCAACAGTAAATAGAAACATAGCTCTTTTAGATAATGAGCAAGATTTCAAAAGCGATAGAGACAGAATCTTAGATATAATGACAAGAGAAGATGCTCCTCTTTCTGCTTCGGACATTAATAGAATAACAAGGTTATCCTCACTAAAAACAATATCTGTACAGTCTGCTAGATCAAGGTTAAATGAACTTAAAAATTTCTTTCAAATAAAAGAACATCATAGTTCAATTAATCCTGTAACAAAATTAAACAATACTACTTATAGATTATTAACTCCTATGGGAAGTATAGCAGAAATTCAAAGCCAAATTACTTTATATAATAACAATATAAATATGTTGTCTAGTGATGTTGAAACTATGGTCAACATGATGTTTGTTTCTGAACCTTCTATTGAAATTTTGGAAAAACAATTAATAAAATTTAAAGCAAAATTAAATGGACTGTATAGTGCATTAGAATATTTTAAATTAAAATAAATGCCACAAGATTTAATTCAAATAAAAGCTGTAGTTGAAGGGGAGTTTAATCACATAAATATTTGTGAAAAAAGCAGAGAAAGAAAATATGTAGATGCTGTTAAGATTTATTCTTATATAGCAGACAGATGTACTAAATATACTAGAGCTGTTATTGGAGCTTATATAAACAGAAATCATTCAACCATAACTGTAGCTATTAAAAGACATAACGAGTTAATGGAAGTAGACGATGACTTTAGAGACAAGGCTAGATTCTGTATGTTAAAGTCTGCTAATATCTTAAATAAAAGAACAGTTACTTATAAAGAAAGAATAGACACTTTGTTTCCTAAGCTTAGTAACAGACAGCAAGAGGAGCTTTATATAAAAGCAACTGAATTTTATACCCTAAACAATAAAGAAATTACTTATGTCTAACAAAGCACCTGCATTTCAATTATATGCTCAAGATTTCTTGACTGGAGTTATGGATTTAACTATGGAAGAAAGAGGCATATATATTACTCTATTATGCAAACAATGGAGTGTAAATGATACAAATGGAATACCCAAAAAAAGGCTAGCCTTATTTCTGGGTTATGAGTGGGAAACATTGCCTGAAATGGTTAAAGAGAAGTTTATAGATAATGGAGATTACTTCTATAATAAACGTCTTTTACAAATTGTTTTAGATCAAAATGCTTTTAGAGAAAAACAGAGACTTAATGGACTAAAAGGAGGTAGACCTAAAACCCAAAAGAAACCCAAAAAAAGCTCTTCTATGAAGATAGAAGATAGAAGTATGAAGATAGAAATAGAAAAAGAAGATATAATATATCCATATACATCAAAACAATTTATAAATATTTGGAGTAATTGGAAGATATATAAATCTAAAGAATTTAAGTTTAAGTACAGGACTATTCAAAGTGAACAAGCAGCTCTTAAAAAGCTTGCAAATGATTCAGAGAATGAATCTCATGCAGTTGAATCAATAGAATCTTCTATGGCTAATGGATGGAAAGGTATATACCCTCAAAAAATAATTAATAATGGAAAACAAAATAATAAAAAAGCAATCAGCTATTCAAAAGAATTTGAAGAAGAACTTGCTAGAAAAATACAATCCTAAAAACTGTATGCTTCATGCAGGAAAAATAACTACTGTAGAAGATGCTATTAGTAGTAAAGCTCCTAGTATTGCTTCTTTTCAAAGAGATCAAGGCAGAGAATTTACAGAAGGCTTAATTACTTTCTGGCTTTTATATCTAAATCAAATATTAAATCTTAATAAACCAATGAGCGAAGATCAAATCAAACTTTGTTCTGGTATGGTTGTTGAGGAGTTTTATATGCTTAAAGTCTCTGATCTAACTTTATTATTTAAAAGAATTATATCTGGGGAGTATGGCGAGTTCTATGAAAGATTATCTATTGATAAAATCCTAACCTTTTTTAGAACCTACTTAGAAGAAAGGTTTAGTTCAGCAGAAGATAATTCTATAAGAAACCATAACGAAGAATCAAAAAAACTAGAATCTACTATTTCCGAAGGTTGGAATCGTAGAGCTAGAAAGTTCACTTTTAAATAAATAATTATGCCACTACCAAAACCAAAAGGAACAGAATCAAGGAAAGACTTTATACAGAGATGTATGAGTGATTCTGTAACTGTAAACGAATTTCCAAATAAAGATCAAAGACTAGCAGTATGTTCTGCTCAATTTAAAAAGAAATAATATGGACGGATTAAGACAGTTCGGAAAATACATTAAAAATTATTTTACAAACTCAATAGGTTTAATTCCTTTTAATAGAACAGTTAACTCTGAAGGAGATAAGTTGGATATAATGAACGCTGTCTGGAGATTGTTAGATAATGAAATTAAAATAGAAGAATAATTTATAGATGCCAGTATATTCATAATAGTTTATGTTTTTTGTTGTTTAATCGAGTACCCACCATACTGGCATTTATAGATTGTTAAGAAAAAGTATATAAAAGTATTCTTTTGTATTAATATTTTTTGTATAATGTATTGCTTAGTATGTACACTAAGAAGTATCAAAACAGAAATAAGTATAAAGCAATAAAGCAAAAGTTTGGAGGTCGTACATACCATAGCAAGAAAGAAGCCCAATACGCTGCTGAATTAGAATGGAGATTAAAAGCAGGAGAAATAGTTGAGTACATACCTCAATATCCATTAAGACTGTATGTAAATGAAAAGAAAATCTGCAATTACTTTATAGATTTTAAAGTAATATATCCTGACGACACAGTTGAACTTGTGGAAGTCAAAGGTTTCGAGACTGCCCTCTGGAGACTTAAATGGAAACTAACCGAAGCACTACTTGATGAAATAGAACCTAACGCAACATTAGTGTTAGTTAAATGAATAAGAATCAAGTAATAATTGACATAGCTAAATACCATGTAGAGTGGATTCGATATGTAATCCGTAATGCTCTTAGTATTTCACAAAGAAGAAACGCAGAAGACTTTGTGCAAGCTGCCTATCTCAAATTACTTAAACAAGATACGTTTGATCCGATTAAATACTATGCAGCAGATGGTAAGATTAATAAAAAGTATTTCTTCAGAACACTAAAAAGCTTAATGATAAATGAAAACAAAAAGAAGAAGATTAAAACAATAAGCATAACTAGTAACATGGATGTCGTAGATGAAATCATTAACAAACCTCACATGGAGGTAGTCTATAGAAAACTTGAAAAGACAATGAATAATATGTATTGGTATGACAAAAAGATGTTAAACCTATATGTATATCACATTCCTAGTATTAGGAAAATATCTACCGAAACTACCATTAGCAGTAAGGCAGTATTTAAAACACTTAAAAGGTGTAAACTAACAATTAAAAAAGAAGTAGCAAAAGTTTATTATTATGGCAAAGCAGTCTAAAAAATCAAAGAAGAAAGCAGCTCCTAAATCAAAAGGTCTTGGAGATAGCATTGAGAAGTTCACGGAAAAAACAGGAATTAAAAAAGCAGTAGAAACAGTTACTAAAGCAGTAGGGATTGATGACTGTGGATGTGATGAAAGAAAAAAAGCTTTAAACAAATGGTTTCCTTATAGAAGTAAAGAATGTCTAACAGATGAAGAATACTCATGGTTAGATCAATACTTCTCTAGTAGAAAATCTTCAGTAAGCCATCAGGAACAAGTTAAAATGGTAGAAATACACAATAGAGTATTAGCTGCTAAAAGGGAGGTAAGCTCATGTGCTACTTGTGTAAGAGATATGGCTAATATATTAAAAAGGTTATATCTACAATATAAAAAGTGAAAAGCATAGCTATTATGTCAAAGGTCTCCTCTGGAAAGCTAGTGAGAAATAAAGGTATGATAGCTAATGCCATTAAACATTTTGAAGGCAAAGATGTGGAGGTTGTAATCAAAATGAAAAGAAAATATAGAAGCTCTCCACAAAACGCATACTACTTTGGAGTAATAATTCCAATAACAGTTAATGCAATATATAACGAATGGGGAGAAGTATGGTCTAAAGAAAAAGCACATGATTTCTTTAAAACTAAATTTCTGTATGAAGAAAGAATAAATGAAGATACAGCAGAGATCATACAAATACCTAAATCAACTTGTGATAACTCCACAATAGAACAAGAGGAGTATCATTTAAAGTGTATAGAGTTTTTAATGGAGTGGTTTAATGTAGAAGTACCCCTCCCAAATGAGAATATAAGTTTTGATTAATCAAGTTTTTTCAAGTTATGAGTAAACACGGAGGTAAAAGAATAGGATCAGGTAGAAAGCCTAAATCCCAAGAGCAAGATTTAATTGAAAAGCTAGATAACATAATACAAGAAGAAGAAGTTATCAAACAGCTTAAAGAATTAATAGCACATGGAGATTTAAGAGCTATTCAGCTTTATCTAAATTATCGTAGAGGTAAACCAAAAGAAACAAAGGATATACATATAAACGAAGACTTGCCTTTGTTCATAGACTAATATGCAAGTAAGAAGAACAGTTGCTTTTAATAAACTAAATAAGCTATTAAACAGAACTAAGATAATTAGAGGAGGTTCTTCAGCAGGTAAAACATTAGCAATACTAATAGTGCTTATTGATTATGCCATAACTAATAAAGGCAAAGAGATAAGTGTTGTTGCAGAATCTATTCCACACTTGCGTAGAGGAGCTTTAAAAGACTTTCTAGGTATTCTTAAAAGCCTGAATAGATACAACGAAAGACAGTTCAATAGAAGTACCTTAAAATATACATTCACTAATGGCTCTTACATGGAGTTCTTCTCCACAGACCAACCAGATAAACTAAGAGGAGCAAGGAGAACTGATCTGTTTATTAATGAGTGTAACAATGTAAGCTTTGATTCATACCAACAGTTAGCAGTTAGAACTTCTGGAGATATTTGGTTAGACTACAACCCAACTAACTTATTCTGGGTAGATAAAGAATTAATAGGTCAAGAAGATACAGACTTCATTACATTAACTTACAAAGACAATGATAGCCTCCCAGAATCAATAGTTAAAGAAATAGAGAAAGCAAGAGACAAAGCTAAGACCTCCACATACTGGGCTAACTGGTGGAAGGTTTATGGATTAGGAGAAATAGGAAGCTTAGAGGGAGTATGTGTTCCAGACTGGAAAGAGATTGACAAGATACCAGAAGATGCAAGATTACTTTGTGGAGGAATGGACTTTGGTTATTCTGTTGATCCTACAACATACATAAGATTATATAAATGGAACAATGCTTATATCTATGATGAACTGCTTTATAAAAAAGGGATGCATAATAGAGACATCAGTTTATTTCTTACAAATCAAAACGTAAAAGAAAACATATTTGCAGATTCAGCAGAACCTAAATCAATAGCCGAATTAAACAACTATGGTCATAGAGTTTATGGAGTTACAAAAGGTAGAGATTCAATAATCTATGGAATTAACCTTATGAATCAAAATGAAATATACATAACTAGAAGAAGCAAGAATCTAATTAAAGAACTACAAGGATATATATGGGCTAAAGACAAAGAAGGTAACGATCTACAAAAACCTACAGGCACACATCCTGATTGTATTGATGCTGCTAG